GCCCTACACCTACGGCGCGGCGGACACCGTGGACATCAAGATCACCTGCGGCGCGGGCACGCCCGCGACCATTGCGGCCGGTGAACTGGTGGTGTTCCTCGCCGTCAACGACCTGACCGTGCTCTAACGGTCCCCCCAAGGGCGGCGGCCGTTCGCCTTTCACGGCCGCCGCCCTTCCCTGCGGGGAAAGGCCAGCCCAACCGCCATGCAGGTCTCCGTTCCCCAACGCGCGCCCAAGATCAGCGACGAGCAGCTCTTCAATCTCGTGAAGGAGCTGGTCCGCGACCAGCACTTCAAGGAGCTGCGCAGCGCGCTCGAACGGCAGCGTTACATCCAGAAGAAGCTCGGCGTGGAGCGCCGGGCCATTGACGGCGTGGGCGCGCCGGTCATGGAACTCGACCCCTTCCTCGCCCATGCCATCAAGCAGGTGGCGGCCGATGCCGATGGCACGGTCCACAACGCCGCGCTGTCCGACCCTACCATGTTGCGCCTGCTCAAGCGCGACGGCATCGAGGTGGGCGTGAAGGACTGCGGCACCACCACGGCCCGCGTGGGCTTCCGCCAGACGGTGGATTACTCCTACCAGCAGCCCGAGGAGGGCGGCCCGCGGCGAGCAGAGAGCGGCGGCCGCATCCGGTTTCGCAAGACCTACGCCACCGCATGAGGACGGTGAATTACAACGAGGTGTTGCAGCTCGTGTGCGAGCTGGCCGGGTTCACCTACTCGACCACGCCCACCGAGACCCTGCTGCGCCTGCGCGGCCACATCAGCCGGCGCTTCCGCAGCATTTGGGAATGCGATTACTGGCCCGAGCTGACCCGCGTGCAGGAGCGGCATTATCGCGGCGACTACGCGAGCGGCACGGCCTACTCCGCGCCCACGGCCACGAGCAGCACGGAAGTCTTTTACCCGCCCACCAAGGCTTACTACCAGGTCCTGCGCAGCAGCACCGGGAACGCGCCGGCCACGCTCTCCGGCGGCACTTACACCACCAACACCGCCTACTGGTTCGACGCCCAGAGCGCCTACACCGGCAACGACTGGGCGGCGAGCACGGCCTACACGGTCGGGACCGTGGTGCGGTTGCCCGATGACAACCGCTACTATGCGTGCCACACGGCCCACACGAGCGGCGGCACGTTCGACTCGACCAAGTTCGGCATCCTGACGCCGTTCGACAAATACATCGCCTACGAGCAGACCGGCCAGACGGCCATCGGCGAGGTGCGCGACGTGTTCACGCGCGACCCGCGGGTGAACCGCAACTTCTCCACGGCCAACTGGACGCTCTCGACCAACGGCGTGCAGGTGCCCGACGGCCCGGCCATCGTGTGGCTGGAGTTCCGCACGCGGTTCAAGCCGCTGGTGGGCGATGACTATTCCGCCAGCACGGCCTACGCGGTCGGCGACCAGATCCTCTTTAACTCGTCGGGCAGCGTGAAGAACTTCTACGAGTGCGTCACCGCCACGAGCGCGGGGCAGAGCCCGAACACGCACGCGGCCAAGTGGAGCCTCATCGAGATTCCCTACCTGTTCCAGCCCTACCTCGTCACCGGCGCGTTCGCGGACTACTTGATCATGGACGGCCAGATGGACAAGGCCGCCGCGCAAGCCCGGCTCGCCGAGGAATACCTGGGCGCCGAACTGCAAAAGCTCCACGATTTCCAACCCCAATACCAACGCCTCGCCGTGAGCGCGGCTTACCCCTCGAGTTTATGAGCCAGAACGTCGCCATCAAAGTCTTCAAGAGCACCGGCACCACCACCGGCAACGCCGCCTCCACGCCCAAGATCGAGGGCTTGCGCACGCCCGACGTGTTCAAGGATGTCAACGCCGTGGCCGGCGGCAGCATCACCACCGTCTGGACCCCTACGAGCGGTAAGCGCGTCGTGTTTATGGGCCTGACGGTCAGCGTGAGCGCCGCGTGCAGCCTGCTCTTTGAAGACAACAGTGCGGGCGCGGGCAACTTTGTGTTCCGCACGCCCAAGCTGCTGGCGGACACGCCCTACACCTTTGACCTGGGCAACGGCGTGGCCCTGAGCGCGGTGGACAACGTGCTAAAAGTCACCAGCAGCGCGGCGGCCAATATCACCGGCACGATCTACGGCGTGGAACTCTGATGCAACCTTGGCGACATCGCAGAGTGGTGGCCATGACCAGCGGCGGCAGCTCTGCCTTCAGCCCCGCCAGCATCGCGGGACTCAAGGTTTTTCTCGACACGACAAATGCAGCAAGCGTCACCGAGGCCACGGGAATCAGCCAAATAAACGACCTGAGCGGAAACGGCAACCACGCCACGCAGGCAACTGGCAGCAAGCAACCAGCTTACGCGTCGGGTCAATACATGACGTTCGACGGAGTAGATGACTGGATGGAGATTCCTTCTATTGGCGCGATAGGCGCAAACCCGAGAAGCTACGTTTTCCAAGTTAGATTTTCAGTTTCTCAGCTAACCGGGTTGGTCACAATGCGTTCAAGTGGTGGCGCAAAACAGTTCTCTGCTTATGTGTCGAATGCATCGGCTTCCGGCAACGGACTTAGACGCATCGGATTTACAACTGGAACGCTTGCGTTAAACAGAATAGCCGCCGAAACGTCTGACAGTGATTCATCTTGGCACTCATGCGCACTGGTCAGAACCAACACGTCAATGAAGCTTTACATTGACGGAAGTTTGGTGGCCACGGAATCGACAAACGTCGGCGATGTTGATGTTAACCACAAAACATTTTTGGGGGCATACGCCGACGGAGACACTCCGATAGGCCTCTATTTTAACGGCGATATGCGCAAGGTTCTAATTTACACCTCTGAACTTACCGCGGCCGACGTTCTGAATCTTTACACCGCTGGCTACTGATGCACTCCCTTTTCCTCATCGCTGCGGGAGTCAAGGACTGGTTCAACCAGCAGGCCGAGGCGCTGGGCAACAACGGCGTTGCAATCGGTGCGCTCACGTTGTCAGCGACCGGCAACGAGCCGGGCGAGTATGGCTGGTGTGCGGTGCAACTCTCGCCCGAGAAGGAACAGGCGGTGCAGGCGTTGCTGGATGCGAACCCCGACAAAGCGCCCAGCATCGACTGGACCAAATACGATCTCGCCACCCAACCCGGTTTCCCGCAACAGCGTCTCGTGCAACGCGGGCTCAAGGTGATCCAGAAACCCTTTCCATGACTATGAGCGACCCGATCCGCAAGCGACTCGAAGTAGGCTGCGCCGTGCTGGCCCTGGCCACCGGCTTGTCGGGCCTGTTCGGCGCGTTCGTCCTCTTGCCCTCCCGCATGGAAGCGGCAGAGAAGAACATCGCCAAGCTGGCCGACCGCGCCGACCGCGATCGGGAATTGCTGATCCGCATCGAGGAGCGTCTCGTCAAGATTCAGGAGCAACTCGCGCAACAGCGCAAATAAGTCGGTCAACCCAACACACCCATGAAAAGCTGGAAGACAACCCTGTGCGGCGCAATCGCCGCGGCTGCCGGTGGCATTGCCGCCGCCAACCTGGACCCCATCGTAACCAAGATCGCCACCGTCGTGGCCTCGCTGGCCTCGGGTCTCGTGGGCTTCTTTGCCCGCGACAACGACAAGACCTCGGAAGATGTGGCCGCGAAATGACCCTTGCCCTCGCCATCATTGGCCTGCTCACCGCAGCCATTGGGGCGTGGGTGAAGTTCGGCAAACCCAAACGTGAACCAACCGTCTCCGACCGCCTCGCCCAAGTGGACGCCGAACTGGCTGCGCGCGACGCTGCTGCTGTCAATGCTCGCCTGGAGCAACGGCTGCGCGACGCGCGTGGTGGTCATCCCGGCGGACAAGCAGGTGCTCCCGCTCGAAGCCGGGCAGAAGTTCACAGCGCCCTCGAGCGGTTGGTGGGTGCCGGACGCCCGGATGCAGGAAATCCTGCACGCACTGGAAGCCAAGGCTAAATGAAGATACTCAGCGCCACCGAAATTCTGCTGACCCTGGCCGTGGCCGGCTACGACGCCGGCGCGGGCTGGAACGCAGCCGACCGCCGTTACGCGCTGCCTACGCGGGGCTTCATCGAGGGCGCGTTTAGCTCCGCCCTGTGGAGCTTCCAGAAGTTCTTCGACGTGTTGAACTGGCGCGAAGAAGCCCAGGACTGCGACGACTTCGCCCGCATCGCGGCGGGCTTCGCCCAGATTCTGCACTGCCTCACGCCCGGCCGGCCGCCGGCCACCGCGTTGGCGGTAGGCGAGCTGTGGTATGTGAAGGACAGCGGCGAAGGCCACGCCATCAACGTGGCGCTGTGCGGGGGCGGCCCGGACGATGTGGTCTGCTACGAGCCGCAGACGCGCAAGGTCGTGGAGTTGTCCGTTACCGAGAAGGCCCGCGTGACCCTGATTCGCTTTTGACATGAAACACATCCTTGCCATCGCCCTCTGCATTCTCGCCGCCGGCTGCGCCAGCGTAGAACGCAAGGGCACAATCCAGACGCCGCCGGTCGAATACGTGCGATGAACCGTTTCGATGCCTACTATCCGCGTGACACCGCCCCGCAACGGGACGGCGACGCCGGCTTTGTGGGCGTGGACGAGCGGCTGGACCCCGCCCTGCTCGCGCCGGGATTCGTGGCCCGGGCCAAGAACTGCCGGTTCCGCAACGGGCAGGTTGAGACCCGCGGCGGGGACACCATCTGGCCGTGGATGCGCGGCACGGGCATGACCAAGTTCGGCACGGTCTTCTGCGCCACGACCTTCTCCGATCCCATCGACGGCGACGAGTGGGTGGTAGTGGCCGCGGATTCCGGCGTGTGGGCCACGCGCCCCAACAACGTGGCCAAGGCCGTGAGCCTGCCCGGCGGCGTGACGCTCACCGCCGCCACGGCCGTGCAGATGGTGCAATGCTTCAATGTGCTCATCCTGCTGCGCGGTCCTGACACCGCCCCGCTGGTGTGCGCCAACGGCCTCGATGCCGGGTTCACCGCCATCACGCAGACCGACACCGGCACCGGCACCGAGGCCATTCCCAACGCCGCGTTCGGCCTGTTCTTTGCCAACCGCCTGCTGCTCGTCCACGAGCGCGATCAGGTGGCCGCCAGCGACGTGCTGGACTACACCCGCTACGCGCCCACGCTCGCCAACTTCCGCATCAACCAGGGCGACAACGACGCGCTCGTGGCCATCGCCGCGTTCAACGAGTCCACGCTTATCATGCTCAAAGACCAGAGCGTGTGGCGCGTGGACAACGTGTATGGCGACCTCTCGCAGATCGCGCTGCGCAAGGTCACCAGCCAATACGGATGCATCGCGCCGCACAGTGTCGTGCAGTTCGGCACGGATCTGGCGTGGTTCAGCGAGCGCGGGGTGGAAACGCTCAAGCTCACCGAGCTGAACCAGGTGCAGGGCCGGGCGCAGGCGCTGTCCGACAAGCTCACCGCCACGCTGGCCCGGGTGAACTGGAAGTATGCCAGCGGCATCCGTGGCGCGTTCTGGGACGGCCGGCTCTACTTCGCCGTCCCGCTCGATGACGCCAACGTGGTGGACACGACGACCAATCTGCTGGCCGGGCTGAGTTACAACGCGGGCATGGTGTATAGCTACGGCAGCACGGGCGTGGTGTCGATGACCGCCGGCAACACCTACCGTTACCGGCAGGGAGCCGATGACTCGTATTTTGTCACCTACGACTCGCTGGTGGAAACCACCTATCGGGGCGACTGCTATTTCATTGGGCCGGCCACCGGAGCCAATTTCTACGGCACCAACAATGCCAGCGTCACCGCCACGCTCAATCCCGTGCTTGCGGAGGGCGTGAACAATGCCGTGCTTGTGTTCGACACTGAGACGGGCGAGTGGTGCGGCACGGACGAACGCGCCGGCATGAACGTGAAGGAGTGGGTGCTGTTCACGCATCAGGGCCTCAAGCGGCTGGGCTACATCTCCGCGCTGGGCGAGTTTCACCTCTACGAAGAGGGAACGGTGGACGAGGCCATGGTCACGGTGCCGACCAACTACACTGATTTGCTCGTGCTGGATGCGCCGCCGACCACCATGGTGTTGCCGCCTTACAGCACGCAGAGCATTGCGATTGACGGCGGTTTGACCGTCGGGTTCAGCAACATCGCCGTGAACACGCCGACCGATTTCGGCACTGGCTTGCTTTTCAATGGCCTAGATGCCACGGCCCGCAGCCAAGCCAACATTTGGCGCGACGTCAACGGCAACGGCGGCTTTGACCAGTCCGCCACGTCGCCGTGGAGTGTGGGCAGCGCGACCATCAGCCAGATCAACGGCGGCGTGCGCGCGTTGAACACCACCACCATCAGCATCAACGGCAGCGCCGCCACGCGCGGCTTCTACGGCGAGAGCTGGCGCATTTACACGCCGTTCATCTACGTTGACCCGCACTCCGGCACCGAGATCCAGCCGGTGGACATCGAGACCGAGTTCACCACGCGCGGGTTTCGGGCCGAGGGCGTGGACCGCAAGCGGTTCAAGGAGCTGGCCGTGCGGCTGGCCACCTGGGCGCCCACGTATTCCCTCACGCTCATCACCGACGGCGTGGGTGAGACCGACTCCGCCATCACGGCCAAGACCCGCAGCCGCACCGCCTACTACACGGCCGCCGCTCCGTGGGTGGAGACCAACGTCAACGACGACTGGGACAACCCCTACCGGCAGGACTACTCCGTGGTGCCGGACAGCGACGGCGTAAGCCTCGGCACCGGGGAGGGCATCAACTTTGACCAGCAGCAGGAAGCGGAGGAACGCCTCGGCATCGACGAACGCGGCGTGACGCTCCAGCTCCAAGTCACCAACACCACCGGCACCATCGCGGTCAAGAGCGTGACGCTCGCCGCCGATCCCGGCCAACGCAGCTACGGCACCCGAGCATGAGCCTCACCATCGCAGTCACCGCCGGCAAGACCCTCGCCCGCAACGAGCGCGCCAACAACGCCAAGCTCAACGCGCTGGGCCTGCCCACCCTCGCCCTATCCGGCACCGCCAGCACCGCGCAGATCGGCGACGACCAGGTGACCGCCGCCAAGGCCGCGTTCGGGGCGTGGTTCCTGTGCGTGGATTCCGGCACGGCCAGCGCGCATGTGCTCGCCGCCAGCGGGCACACGATCAGCGCCTACGCCACCGGCCTGCTCGTGCGTTACAAGGTCAACGCCGGACCCAACACCGGCAGCACCACGGCCAACCTCGCCAGCCTCGGGGCCAAGAAGATTTACAAACTCGGCGGCATTGAGGTGCAGGCCGGCGATCTGCGGGCCAGCCAGATGGTCGAACTCGTCTATGACACCGCGCTCGACAGCGCCGCGGGCGGCTGGTGGCTGCTCTCGCCCATCGGCAACGCACCGACGTGGGATCGCTACGCGACGACGGGCGGCACGGCCACGGCCTACACGGCCACCTTCTCGCCCACCGTCACGGCGTTGACCAACGGCCTGCGCGTGCTGGTCAAGTGGAATGCGACCAACACCGGCACCGCCACCTTTGCGCCCGATGGCCTCACGGCCAAAGCCATCCGCAAGCTGAACGACGCCGCGCTCGTGGCCGGCGACATCTTGCAGGACCAGATCAGCGAACTGGTGTATGACAGCACGCTGGACCATTGGCTGCTGACTTCGCCGGTCGTCATCAACACCCCGGCCACCGTGGTGGGCCTTTCGCGCGGGCTGGTGTGCAAGGTCAACGCCAGCAACCCCACGTATCAGGCAGACATCACGGCCGATGACGTGGTGCTCAAGAACGCCAGCGACTTGAGTTACCTGGCCAGCGCCGTGTCCCTCACGGTCTCCATCACCAGCTCTGGGGTCAACGGACTGGACACCGGCGCCGAGGCGTCCTCGACCTGGTATTATCTTTGGGTCATCTACAACGGCACGACCGTGGCCGGCTTGCTGTCCGCCTCTGCCACGTCCCCCACGATGCCCACGGGTTACACCTACAAGGCCCTAGTGGGTGCGGTGTATAACAATTCCGGGTCCGACTTTGTGCGGTTCTGGCAGACCGGCCGGCGCGTCCACACGGCCCTGACGAATATCTTTACTGCCAAAGCGGCGAGCGTGGCTGACACGTATCAGGCCCTGACGGGCGGCGAGGCCACGCTGCTGGCGTCCGCCGTGCCGCCCATTGCCAAAACCGTCTTGCTCACGCTGGGTGCGTCCACCACGCAAAACTCCATTGCGGTGGCGGGCGATTCCAATGGCGTGGGCTCCGTGGTCAGTGCGGGCGATGTGTCAAGCGCCTCGGTCAGCGGCTTCGTGGGCGCCAGTGCCGGCGAGGTGCCGCTCATCACGGCGCAGACCGTGGTGTGGAAGAGTGGCAGCAATAACGCCTACAACCGGCTCGACGTGAACGGCTACACCATCTAAGCCATGAGCGACGCCAAACCCCTCACCTTCCTGCCGACCGTCCGGCCGCTGCGCACGAACGCGGACTACCACGCCGTCCACGTCGCGGCCGAGGCGGACCAGCACCGCGTCATCGCGGCCACGCACATGGTCGAGAAGCATGGGCAGGTGGTGGGTTACTGCTCGCTCGGCGCGGCCACGCCCATGCTCGTGTGGCTGGACACCAAGCAGGTGCAGGCCCGCGACTCCCTCTATTTGCTCAACCTGGCTGAGAACATCGCCGCCAATGCCGGCGTGCGCCAGCTCATGGTCCCGTGCCAGACCACCAGCCCGTTTCATCCCCACATGGAGAAGTTCGGCTACCAGAATGCCGGCGCCCCGTTCGACATCTTCCTCAAAACCCTCTGACCTATGTGCTTCCCTAAACCGCCTCAACCAGAACGCCGCGACCCCGGCGCCGAGACCGCCGCCACCCTGCGCGCCCAGCGCGAGATGGAGTTGGGCGTGGGCCAGTTCGCTGACCTCGGCCCGCGCATTGAGAGCGAGCGCAAGTTCGGACCCCAATACACCCAGCTTGAGATCGACCGCACCCGCGGCGCGCTCTACGGCGACCAAGGGAACAACGGCCTGCTCGACCTCCTCGGCCGGGCCGGACCCGATCTGGCCCGCATCAACCAGCAGGCCCTCACCGCCCAGCGCGAGGGCGACATCGGCGACGTGCGGAACCTGGCCGGCGCGAGCCGCACGGCTTACGAGCAGTTGAACCCCGAGGGCGCGGCCATGCTCAAGCGCATCAACGAGCTGCGCATGGGCGAGCTGGAGAATCCCTTTGCCATGTCCCCGAGCCAGACGCGCGAGGCGCAGCAGGCCGTCCGCAGCGCGCAAGCCAGCCGCGGGCTGGGCTTCGGCCCCACCGACGCCTTCACCGAGGCGCTTTACCTTGGCGACCGGCAGCGGAACCTGTTCAATGAACGCATCGCCGGCGCGTCGCAGGCGGTGGGCATGAACCAAGCCTTCTACGGCGATCCGTTCCAGCAAATCCTTGGGCGCCCCAGCGGCAGCAGCGCGCAAGGGCTGGTGAACCAAGCCCAAGGCTTTGGCCCGTCGCAGGTGTTCGACCCCTACAACGGATACTACGGCGAAGCCTACGCCAGCAACGCGAACGCGGCGAACGCGGCGCGCATCGCGGGGGCGAACCAGTCCGCCTCGATGTTCGGCGCGGGCATCGGTGCGCTGGGCACCATTGCTGGCGGCGCTTTGGGTGGGCCATTGGGTGGGGCACTCGGCGGCGCCATGTTCTCTCGTCGCGGCTAACCAGTGACCACCATGAAACCACTCCATTCCGCCTCCGGCACGGGCATCGGCTACAACCCCGGCATCAGCTACCGCGGCGGCGAACTGCTCGGCGCCGGCCTCGCCCAAGCCGGCACCGCGCTGGCTGGCGGGTTTGAACGGCTGGCCGAACAACGCGAACGCGAACGCGAGGAACAGAAGACCCGCGCCCGTGAGTTCAAGGCGTTGCAGGAGTTCGCCGATGCCACGGGCATTGCGCCCAAGGACCAGACCACCACGATGGATCTCGAAAGCCTGCGCGGCTTTGTGCGCGGGGCCGAGGGTAAGCGCGCCATCGAGGAGCAGCAACGCCGGGCCAAGCTGGAATCCGACCGGCTGGCCGAGGAGTTGCGCAGCAACCGCGTGCGCGAGGACCTGGCGTGGCTGAACCGCATGGACACCGCCGGGCAGCGCGTGTTTGACAACGTGCGGGCCATGGATGCCGACCGCCGGTCCGAAGCGGAAGCCGCCTTGCGGATGCGGGCAGGCGAGTTCAATTTGGGGCAGGCGCAACGCGCCGCCACGCAGGCCGATGAGCAGCGCATTGCCACGTTGGAGGCCGCCCGGGCGTTGCTGGGCGAGTCGTCCTTGGCGGGCAGCCCGCTGTCCCGGCTTACGCTGGGCGGGGCGTTGCCCGATGTGAAGGCGCTGGGCGAAATGCGCGACCTCATGCAGCCGCAGGCCGTGCCCGGCAGCTTGCAGGACGTGCCCGGTGCGCCCGGCTACAAATTCGGCATCCAAAGCCGCTCCGGCGCCGGCAGCTTCCTGCCCGTGGGGCAGGCAACTACCCGCTCCGTGGACCCGCTCAAGCTGGAGCAGGAAATCCGGGCAACCACCGAGGCTTACACCAAGGCCGGCACCCCGGCCGAACGTGGCGCGTTCCTCGACCAGCTTCGCCGGCTTGAATCCATGCGCACCGGCGCCCCCGCGCCGGCCGCCCCGGCCCAGCGGCCGGCCACTTCAGCACCTGCTGCTGCCGACAAGGTGGTGGTGGAGAAGGACGGCAAGAAGTTCCGTCTGCCCAAGGCCCAACTCGACCAAGCCCAGCGCGAGGGCTACAAGCTCGTGCCACAAGCGCCCTAACTCATGCCCCTCGACCTTGAGCCGCTGGAGCTGGAGCCGGTAGGTTCCAAGCTGGACCTCGAACCGCTCGACTTGGAGCCGGTTGCCGCACAACCCACCAGCAACAAGCTGGCCGATGCCGCCCGGCGCATTCCGGCCGGCGTGCAATCCGGCACCGGGCGCACGCTCGCCGGCGCCGTGCGCGCCGGGGACATCGCGGCCACGCCCACCTTCATCCCGTTCATGGGCGGCCTTGGACCCGGCGCGGAGACCATCAACCGCCTCAACCAGCAGATGCCCGCCGTGCGCGAGGAGTTTGTGCGCGGTCGCCCGCAGCGGCTGGCGGAATCCACCGCCTACCAGCTCGGGCGCGAGATCGAGCAGGCCGCCGCGCCCACGTTCGGCGTGGACCCGGCGCGCGACAACGAGTTCCTTGCCCAGCTCGCCACCGCGGCGGGCGAGATGGTGCCCACCTTGGCCGCCGGTGCCGTGGCGGGACCGGCCGGCGTGGCGTTCCAATACGGCACCAGCGCGGGCGAAGCGCAGGCGCAGGAAGCCATTGCCGCCGGCAAGCCCGAAGCGGCGGACATGGCCTTTCTCTCGGCCGCCGGCTTGGGCGGCATTACCGAAGCCGCGCTCGGCGTTCCGGGTCGGCTGCTCGCCATTGCCAACCGCGCCCGCAAGGCGGGCGTGAACCCGGGCACGTTCGGCCGCTGGGCCAATCGCAACCCCATGGCGGCCGGCATCGCCCGCGCTGGCGCCGAGGGCGCGTTGCGTGAAGGCGCGCAGGAAGGCTTGGAACAGGCCGGCCAGAATCTCATTGCCAGCGACGTGGCGGGTTATGCGCCCGACCGACCCGTGACCGAAGGCGTGGGCCGGGCAATGGCGCTGGGTGCGACTTTGGGCGGCGTCATTGGCGGCGGCTCGGCGGGCCTCAACCAAGCCCAACGCAACGAGCGCGCCGCATTGTTGCGGACCTTGCGCGATGGCCGGCAAGTCATCGTCAACGAGCAGACCGGCACCACGGACTTCCCGCCTTTGGAAGGCGATGAACTTCCCCCGCCCCCGCCGCCGGCGCCGGCGCCGCCCGCGGGCCCGGCCAATGTGCCGCCGCCTATGCGGGGCGAGGCCGCCATGGAGACCCGTCCATCCGCAAGCTGGACGCCGGACGGACCCCGGACGCCCGCCGTGGACCCCGAGCTGGCCGATGCCATCGCCGCCATCCGCGCCGGTTACAACCCGGAGGTGGAAGCCCCGGCGCCCGCCCCCGCCGCTCCTTTAACCTTCAATCTTCAACCTTCAACCTTGCCGGACGTGCCCGGCGTTCCCTCGCCGCTGGAGGGCCAGCCGTATGACACCGCGCTGCGCACCCGCCCCGAGGCCACGATGGAGACGCGCCCCGCCGCCCCGCTCGGTCTCCAACGCGAGCCCACCGTCAGCCCCGAGCTGGCGGATGCCATTGAGGCGATCCGCCAAGGCTATGAGCAAGAGGTGGAAAATATTGATTCGCCAAGCGCAGGTGCTAAAGGTTTGCCTTTGACTCCGTTTAGACGCGAAATTGAACGACGCCACGGCGAGCAATATGAGGTGACCGTTGCTGACGTGGGAGGTGAACGGGTCTATTTGAGCGCTAATGGGGATGGTCTCCGTTTGCATTCGGGATTGTCGGGAGCAAGCAGGGCTGGGCGAGGATGGTATCTCAATTTTGACAAGTCAGGCGCAATTACAGGGCAAAGCGGTGATGCTAATGGAATGACAGTTCCACCGCTCGACAAGCTGCGAGGGGTAATTGACGAACTAGCCGCAAACTCAAAACCTCCTCATGGGTCACAAGAGGTATTTATCCGATACGGACCTTTGCCCAAAGTTGGAAGGTCAAAAAACTTTGTCACTGGGAAACTTGAAGATGGTATCTCGGTTTATGGTGCAACGTGGAACCCCGCATTTAAGCGGTATGAACTTGCTGGAGCTGACCATTCTGCCACCGCTCAAGACCTTATCTCCCAAGGCAAAAGTGCCAAGCTGTTAAGCGGAGAAGTGATTGGCACTGGAAGTGACGGGGAACCTTTAATCAAAAACCCAAAACTGCTTGGCAGTCTCACGTTTTTGGACTCAGGCTATGTTTTGAAGCGCCCACTAAGTGGCAGCCGGGGTGAGCCAATGCCGCTGTCGGCATCCACCCCACCCGATCAATCCGGTGGCCCGTCTGCACAGCCAGCCCAAGCCAGAACGGTTGGCAACTCCGCCATCGATGCGGCCATTGCCGCGTTGGACGCCGCCAAGATCAAGACCCAGGGCATCTATACCCTGCCCGACCTCGGCCTGACGGTCACGCTGTGGAACGGATCGCTGGACGCCGCGAAGCTGGCGCTCCGCGCCGGCCGATCTTTGGCCCAGGCCGTCGAGGCCGGAATTGACTGGCTCCGCGCCCAAGGCCAGAGATTTGATGAGGCCCGGGTGCGAACCGCGCTCGAGCAGACGGTCAAGGCCGATGCCCGCATCGCGGCGACCAAGGCCCGCACGGTCGCGGGCCGGACCGTTGGCACCTCGAACCCGACGACCAAGCGCCGGTCGGGCGAAGGGACTGACCCGGACCACAACGTGTCGCTCCAGCGGTTGCGCTCCCGCAACCCGGAAGCCTACCGCAAGAACGCCCTGCTGCTGACCCGTTATCCGCTCGTGGCCCGCGAGTATCCAGACCTGGCCGAGCGCATGCGCGCCATCGACTCGCCGTATGAAGCGGCGGAGGAGCGGTATGAGAACGCCAAGGAAAAGCTCGAGGAAGCCAAGAGCAGGGTGGAGAAGGCGTTGGCCGGGCTGCTGGAGCGCAAGGCCAACTCAATCAAGGCGGCCGAGGTCGAAGCCTGGATGCGTTCGGACCCGAACAGCAAGCTGACAGTGGCCGTGCGGAACGCGCAGGAACTTGTGGCAACCCGCAAGGCCCAGCGGGACGAAGCGGCAGATCGCCGGTCGGAACGGATCGACGCGCTGGCCAAGAGCAAGCGCCTCCTGCCGCTGGAAGACGCGGACCGGATTTACGAGAGCTACATCAAGGTGGTCGAGAGCAATCTCGAGGCCCTCATCAAGCTCGCGTCCACGACCTGGCGGGACACGGCCCGGCTCTGGTATGACGGGGCCAACCTGATCGCGCAGGACTTTGCCCGGCAGTTTGGGGCCACGCTTGAGCAGGCCAGTGCCGTGCTGGCTGTGTTCAGCCCGCAAAAGGACTGGTTCATGAACGTGGCGCTGGCGCGCCGCATGATGAACATCTGGCAGAATGACCAGAACACCCGCTGGTCCCCGGAAATGAGCCGGCAGTTCATCAAGCGGTCGGGTGAGCCGCAGCCGGTCGAGGACAAGGAGACGGGCCAGTTCGTAACCAGCCCCAAGCTGGTGTCGGAGTGGAACCCAGACGGCATCAAGTATGACAAGGGCGCGCGACCCGGCCCGCCCGACGCGGACGGAAACCCGACCTGGCTCAACTGGGACAATGAAAAGGCAGCCAAGAACCTGGAAGAAGCGCGCGAGCTTTTGAAAGATTTGGAAGGACGAACACTTGCGGAGCTAAAAGATCCTGACTTGCAAGCCCGGTTTATCCGCATGTTGAGCGAAGTGCGGGACAACCCGAACTACCCCAAGGTCACACCCGACGGCCAGTTCGGTGAGCTGATGCGGAACGAGAACGGCAAGGTGCTCAAGATCGCGTGGGGCGGTTACAACACGATTGAGAAAGCCATCGCGGTGATGAGCAGCCGGCTTGAGCTGAAGTCGGGCCAAGTCCTGACGAGCGAGGCGGACGTGATCAGCGCCGCGCTCGGTGCCCAGCACAAGGTCAGGTCGTTCTACAACAACATCGTGGACCCGGCGAACACGAGCGGGCATGTGACGATGGACACGCACGCCATCGCCGCCCTGTTGTGGATGCCGTTGAGCGGGGCAAGTCCCGAGGTCACGCAGAACTTTGGCGGAGCCGGCACGATGAATGACGGCGAGCTTGGCATCAAGGGGATGTATGCCGCGAACGCGGAGGCTTACCGCCGGGCCGCAGTCGCATTCAGCTTGCTGCCGCGCGAGGTGCAGAGCATTACCTGGGAAGCGGTTCGCATGCTCTTCCCCGCCAAGTGGAAGGCGGACAAAACCAATGTTGCCAAAGTGCGCGACATATGGGAACAGTATCTACGCAATGAACTCACCATTGACCAAGCCCGCAACGCCGTCTTCCAGCTCGTCTTTGGTCGTGACCTTGCCGGAGCAATTGCGGATGATTCAGGAGTGGGAAGCCCTTCCTGGACAGACGCGATGGGGGACAGCGCACCTGATTCTCAAGCGGCTCAAGAAACCAATGACGCAAGAGTCGTTTCTGAGGCACGAGGGGCTTGGGGGCCGGGATCTGGACGAGGTGCTGGATCAGCTGGATCAGTTGGTGGAGGAGGAAATCCTGCCGCCGTGGTTCGACCGGCTGCCGAGGGAGTAGTTGACTCCGCCATCGCCGCGCTGGAAGCCGCCAAGGTCAAGCCGGGCGGGCTTTATGCGCTGCCCGATCTCGGCCTGACGGTCACGCTCTGGAACGGCACGCTCACCGCCGCACAGGTCGCGCTCCGCGCCACGCGCTCGCTGGCGCAGGCCGTGCAGGCGGGCGTGGACTGGCTCCGCGCCCAAGGCCAGGCGTTTGATGAGGGCGAGGTGCGCAAGGCGCTGGAGCAGGGGTTGCTGCAAGCGCCGGGCATCCGCGAGCACGTCGGCAAGCGGCTGTTGCAGGAGGATTTCAGCCCCGCCGCCAAGGCCGCGCTGGAGCCGTTGCTGCGCTACGAGGTCAAGCCGGACGCCCAGCTCTTTGCCGAGGCCGCCGCCGTGGTCGAGGCGATCGGGCCAATGGAGGCGGAGGCCAATTACTTCGGCAACCCGTGGGGCCTGCCCGCGGATGCCCATGTGGTGCTCGGGTTCGCCATCGGCAACGGGCTGTCCACGCTCGAAGCGCAGGCCCGCGCCGCCGGGGACACCGCGTTGGCCGACCGCATCGGCCGGCAGAACGCGGAGTTTCAAAGCCAGTTCGTGCTGCAAAGCACCGAGACGGCGCGCACGCTCCGCGCTTACCGCTACTTCGACCTCGTGGGCAATCTCTCGCCCTTCACTGCGGACCTGTTCGCGCGCAAGGTCATCGAGCGCGCCAGCCAGAAGCAGAAGCAGCGCATCAAACCGGCGCTGGACAAAGGCCCGGACGGCGAACCGGGTCTGACCGACCGGCTCAACGAGATCAACCGCACCGGCATCGAGGAATCCGCCCGCACGCCCGAGGTGCAAGGCACCGCCCGCACGGTCATCAACCAGACCATTGAGGCGGAGGCGGAGCGGAAGGACACGGCGGTGCAAAAGGCCATCACGCTCGAAGTCAGCAACACGTTGGAGACGTTGCCCAGCGTGGTCCGCAAGGCCAATGCCGCCGTCCTGGGTGCGTGGGACAAGCTCGCGGCGGGCGAACAGGTGCGGCAACAAGCCGGCCGCGCCGGACAGGCGTTGGAGAATTCCCTCTGGTCCGCCATCAAGCAGCGCGGCGGGGCCATCAGCACGGTGAGCAGTGTAATCGCCCAGGTCAACCGGGCGCTGCACGAGCAGGTGAACCGCACGCTCGGCGTCACGCCGCAGCAGTTTGTCAACCCGACGACTTACCTCATGCGCCTGCGCGATGCGCTGGGCAATGCCGAGGTGATGAGCCGCATCTGGGAGCAGACCCGGGCGGCTGTGGGCAACAACCTCGCGGCCATTGACGAGATGGAGCGGCTGCTGGTCCGCATCCAGACCGAGATCGCGGAACTGGAAGCCGATGCCAAGACCCCGCTGGCTGGCGGTCCCGAGGTCACGGCCAGGGACGCCAAGCTCAAGGCGCAGCAGCAGGCGGCGCGCGACGAGATGCTCAAGGGGCGCAACGCGGCCATTGCCGAGGCCATCAAGCAGCGGCGCGACCGGATCGCGGACGTGACCGCGCAGCTTGCCGAGTATCGCAAGATGCAGCCGGCGTGGCAGGCGGTCATGGGCATGACCGTGGACGTGTGGGGGCCAAACCTCCTGCGCGGGTTGCTGCGCGAGCAGATGAAGGCGGACGGCTTCCGGCTGCGCAAGGCGGTGGCGGACCATTATCGCGGGCTGGCCGGGGCGCCGGACCCGCTGCAATCGCTCGGCGCGTTGCGGGACAAGATCATTGCCGCCAGTGGACTGGACCCGCAGGCGGCCGAGCGGCTGGCCAAAGCCATCGAAGCCGAATACGTCGCGCAGGTGGAGAAAGAGCGGGCGCGCGTGGCCAAACTGGTGGCGGAGCAGCGGGCGCGGGCGGCGGAGCGGGCCAAAGATGCGCCGCGCCGAGAAGCCGATGCGATTGTGGACGCGCTGCAAAGGGCGCAAACCGAATGGCTGAAGCCTGAACCCAAGCGATCCCAAGTGCGGGCGTTGGTGCGGGAGGCCATGAAGTCTGACCCATCGGCCAAATATCGGGAGGAGATACCCTTTCGGGCTGACTTGGCCAGCAAGCTGGAAGCAGTCGGGGTGCCGGCTGACTCGGCCGCCAAGCTGGCATACGAAGTCTGGCTGGCCAAACAGGCCCAAGACGCCAGCGCCACGGCCCGGCGACGACAAGCCGCTGCGGACAAGGAAGCCAAACAGGATCAAACGGACGCGGATGCGCTGCTGGAGAAGTGGGGCAAAGAGCAGACGGAGTGGCTTCGGCCGGATGCGCGGCCAAGCGTGGGCCGGGCGGTGCTGGAGGTATTGCGGCGGCGCGGTATGTCGCTGGCGGAATTCCAGTCTGCATTTCGAGCGGCTTTGGCGGCGTTTCGGGTGGATGCCAAAACTGTGGCCGAGGTGGAATTCCAAGCGTGGCAAAAGTATCAGGCCAAAGAGGCGGCCCGCCGTCTGAAGACGGACTCACGTTCGCCTAAATCTGATGCCGAGAGCTTGCTGGATGCCTTCGAGCAGCGGCAGACGGAGTGGGTGAAGCCCGAGGCGCGCAAGTCGGTGGTGCGGGCCATCGTGCGTCAGGCATTGCGCGAGGGTGCGGCCGTGGCCGGTCTCAACGAGCAGGTCGTGCGCGGCGGGGTGCAGGCGCAGCTCGAAGCGGTGGGCGTGCCCCGCGAGGCGGCTTACCGGCTGGCGTATGAGGTCTGGCAGGAACGGCAGGCCAAGGGGGGCGGGATCGAGGCCGTGGTCGCGGCGCGCGTGAAGGAATTGCAGCTCGACCTCGGCCGCATCATCCGCCAGCACTGGACGCAGGTGGACAAGGCCGGCGAGAGCCTGGCCGAACACATTGTCGGCGAGACCAAGATGCCCGCAGAGCAGGCCGAACGCCTCGCGGCCGCCATCCAGCGCCGTTTCAAGGCACTCGTGCAGGCGCGCAAGGAGCAGGCGTTGCGCAATCTGGCCAAGACGCCGGCGGCGCGCGAGCTGCAAAAGCCCAGCGTGGCGCAGCGGATCATCGAGGCCACCAACCTCGGCGCGCTGGACAGCGAAGGCTTGTGGCAGGCCGTGGCGGACAAGCTGGGCTTGCCCACCTACTCGGACGAGGCCAGCGCCGAAGTGAAGCGGCTGGCCGACCGGGCGCAGCAGTTGCCCGAGGGCAGCGTGCAGCGGCAGGAAGCGACGGCGCGGCTGATGCGGTTCATTGCCCGGCAGAAGGGCGTCAACCTCGGCGATCTCGGCTGGGCGTTCTGGTATGCCAACACCTTGAGCGGGCCGTTCACGCACGCGGTCAATGCGTTCTCCAACGTGTTGAGCCTGGCGGGCAACGTGAGCACGCAGTTCCGCGACGTGCGCGGCATCCCGCAGATTCTGGCGGCCACGGCCAAGGGGTTCCGCACCGGGTTGACAGAGGCGCGGGCCATCGTGAAGCAGGGTCCGGGCGCGAACCGCACCAAGTTCACCGAGCAGGGGCAGGCGTTGGAGAATCTGGACCCGCAGGACTTTACCGGCGCCGGGCTGGTGAGCCAGTGGCGTTACGTGGCGCGGGCGTTGGCGGCGGCGGACGCGGCGTTCTACTTTCCAGCGCGCGAAGCCAAGGCGATCACGCTGGCGCGGGCGCTCGCCCGGCAGGAGGGCAAGACCGGCGCGGCCATCCGCAACCGGGCGCAGCAGATTCTCGACGGCACGGAGGAACAGCAGAACCTATGGGGCGCGCAAGTTGACCGCGAGCGGGCGCAGCTCGTGGCCATGGGCGAGAAGCCGGACGCGCTCTGGACCCCGCGCCGGCTCGAACAGCTCCGCGAGCAGGGCTGGGGCGCGGACATCGGCGAGGCGGCGGACGACTTTGCGCTGCGGACGACCTACAACAACCGGCCGTATGGCCTGGTGGGAGCGCTGGCGGACGTGGCCAAGTATGCCCAGCGGCGCGTGCCCGGCGCGCGGGCCGTGGTGCCGTTCGTCAACGTCGTGGCCAACGTGGTCAATGACAGCATCAACTACACGCCCTGGGGCTTTGCCCGCGCCTACGCGGCCAGCCGCACGGGTGAACCGAGCGTGACCTTAAGCCTGCCGTTTGAGTGGGCGGAGAATTTGCGCGAGGGCAAGTCACCCATGACGCCCGACGCCGTGGTGGATCTCCACGCCAAGGCCGCGCTGGGCACGGCGATGGTGGGCTCGCTCATGGCCATGGCGCTGGCCGGCCTTGATGACGACGATGGCGAGAACTTCCAGCTCTACGGCAGCGGGCCGAAGGATGCCGCGGCCCGCGCCGCGTTGCGCGAGACGGGCTGGCTGCCTTACTCGGTGCGCGTGAACGGCACGTATGTGAGCTTCGCCAACACGCCGCTGGCCATTCCGCTGGGTGCCCTCGGGCATTACCTGGACGCGGCGCGTTACGACAAGCGGTTTGAGCAGGCCGACGCCTTCAACCGCCTCGGCGTGGCACTGTGGGGCGGCGCGCACATCATCACGCAGCAGAGTTTCATCGACGGCTTGGCGCGGTTGCTGGGCGCGCTCGAAGAGCGGCGCGGGCGGATCGACACCGCGAGCGACCGGGCCGTAGAGCAGGCGTTCCGCAGCATCAGCAGCGTGGCCGTGCCCAATGCCCTGCGGCAGCTCGACCGATTGAACGACCCCAAGATTTACGACGCCCGCGGCATTGAGGGCGCGCTCGTGGCCGCCATTCCGTTTGCCCGTCGGGCCGGCAGCCCGGCCTTGAACGCCTTCGGCGAGCCGATCACGAACGAGCCATGGAAACGCTTCGCCAGCGATGCCGAGGCCAACGTGTGGACGGACTTGGCCCGCCGCAAGATTTACCCCAGCGTCGCGGACAAGGCCAAGAACGCCAACGGCCGCGAGATGACCGACGACGAGCATTACCGCTACGTCCAGGAGAGCGGGCAGGCCATCAAGCGCCGGTTGGAAACGCCCGGGATGCGCCAGATGATCCGGTCGGGCAAGGAAGAGGACGCGCGCAAGGCCGTGACCGCCATCGTGCGCGAGGAACGCGAGCGCGCCCGGCGCCGGCTCGGGTTCTAGCCGCTCGCACCATAAGTCACACCGCGGGCGCATAGTTGCTGCGTTCTCGTGGGATTGCGTGGCCTGCGGGTTGTCTGTAAATCAGTTGGCTCACGCCTTCGCTGGTTCGAATCCAGCTCCTACCACCACCCTCTTTCCCCCGCAGTTTCCGCCCAATTACGGGCATTTGGTGCCCTGTTTGCAGGGGTTTCGTGCGGGTGGGTGGGTTGGGCGTCAGTTGGGAAGCGGAAATTTCCGCTTGCTTTGGTAGCTCGTGAGCGGCACAACCGGAAGCATGCAAGTCACACCAAAACCTACCCAAGAAGTCACACCAGCACCCGCCAGCCCGGCACCGGAGTTCCGGCCCGAGGTGGTGCGGCTGCCGGTGCATCGGTTCCGCGTGGCCGGTTTCACGCGCCAATTCAGCCTCACCAAACGCGCGCCCGGACGCGGCGAGCCGTGGTATCTGGTGAGCATCATCAAGGGCCGGCGGTTTCATCATTCGCTTGAGACGGCGGATGCGAAGCTGGCCGAGGATCGGGCGCGCGTGAAATACATTTTGCCGGCGCTGGCCGGGGATTGGGAACGGGTGGAGGCGGGCAAGCTCAAGAAACCGTTTGCCACCGTGGGCGAGGTGCTGGCGCATTGGGTGTCGCTGGACCTGGGCGCGGGCGAGGCGCACAAGCGCGCGGCCGCGAACCAACTGCGCAACGTGCTGCGGCAGGCGGGCGTGGTGGACCCGGACGCGGCGAGCACGGCGGTGCTGACGGGCGCGACGGCGTTCGCCTACTGGGATGCCGTGCAGCGGTCGGCTGAGGCGATGCGGCAGGTGGACGCGGCGCGGCGCCGGCGCACGGCGCTCTCGACCTGGAACCAAGCCAAGAGCGTGCTGCAACCGGCGGCCGTGGTGTGCTACCAGCAGGCTGGGCTCGCGTTGCCGTCGTTCGGCGAATTTCTTGAGCACGGCGCGGCGCGGATCAAGAAGGTCAAGGGCTTGGCCAAGGGCGAGGTGGCGGTGCCGGACTTTGAACTCATGGGCCGGCTGCTGGCGAGCTGGCCGGCTCTGAGTTGGAATGAGTTTGCGGGCGTGGGGCTGGCGTTGGCGTTCGGGCTACGGGCGGGCGAATGGGCGGAGGCGCGCTGGGAGTGGTTCCGGGTGCGGAATGGTCAATGGGTGATTGAGGCCACGGCGGAGGTCAAGAACCAGAGCGGGCGCATCGAGGTGCGGGCGATCAATCCCTACTGGGCGACGTTCATGGAGCGGGCGCGACGCGAGGGGCGCTGGCAGGCCGAGGGCTACGTCCTAACCGGCAGCGAGAACGAACGGCAGAACGAGGTGGAGGAGCGCATCAGTGCCTGGATGCGCGGCGGCGGCTGGACGGCGCAGAAGACGAATCATGCGTTCCGGGCGTTCTCGGGGGCGCTGGTGGTGCTCAAGTGGGGCTCGGATCAAGCGCGCGAATGGCTGCGGCATTCGAGCGTGACGACGACGGAGCGGCATTATACGAAGGATTGGCTCAGGGCCAACGCGGGGCGGCCGGTGGTGGTGGAGTGGGCGGAAGCGTGAGACACGGATTGCACGGATTGCACGGATCAAAGCAGAAAGGCCCGCCGCGATGAACTCGGGGCGGGCCTTTGGGGGTTGGGTGCGACTGTAGTTATGCGGCCTTGGCAGCCATAAACCGTTGCAGCTTGTAGAACTGGGCCACGGCTTGGTGCGTGCGGTCGGGTGTGGTCGCGGTTTGGCCGTCGTTCGCAATCCATGCTTCGCGGAGGTGCGCGGCAGCATATTCGACGTGATCGCGCGTCAAGGCGTCGGCGGCGTGGCCGTGGCCAATGGCGCGGAGGTGGTCAAGAGCGGCGTCCAAGTGTTCGGCGGTGGTCATTCGGGGGCCTTCTCTTTGTAGCCGGCGGCGCGGTCGAGGTGTTTCTCGACCCACGGCGCGAGCGGGCCGGGGCGCGCGGCGCGCACGTAGGCGGCTTTGCGTTTGCGGGTGAGGCGGACAACGAGGAGCGAATCCTTGGGCGTGTCGCCGTGCTGGGCGTTGGTGTTTCCGGGGGCGGCGCTCATGCGGGGGAAGGTTGCAGGTTGAAGGTTGAAGGTTGAAGGGGCGCGCCTGTGGCCTTGGCGATGGCGGCAAGTGCCACTTCCCGGGCCAGTCTAGCGTCCACCCTCAAAACGTCAGTGGTCGCAGGCGTGCGGAGGCCAGTGTATTGAACCGGCTGGTCAAGCGCGGCGTAAATTGCTTGCAGCGCAGCCAGCATTTCTGGAGCGCTGGCGATCAGGCGGGCGTTGGCGCGGGCCTCGTCAGCAGACGCCCCTGCGTCTTGAATAGATGTCCAAGCGCCAGGAGCCTTTGCTAGAGGGATCGTGGCGATCCAGTATTTGATCTTGGAGCGAGAATCAGCAGGGGAGCTGTTGCCAACGCAAACCCCAACCGACGGATGGGAACCGGCGAATTCAAGGGCTGACCACGGGCCGGGTGTGTGGTGTGTGTTCATCGTGTCGTCTTTCTCTTGATGCCGGAACCGCCGGCGCGGGCTGGGGCACGCTGCCCCGCCTACCGCGTCCGGCCGCAGCCGGGCGCGGGGTGGCGGGGCATTACCATCCCATTTTGCTGGGCCACACCTCCACCCCGCGCTGCTTTTGGGTTGTCACCGTGCCGGTGCGCTTTGAGATTTCGTCCGCAATTTGCTCCATCCAGAGTCCCTGTCCTGTTTGGTCGAGCCAGCCGCTCAGAGTTCCAGCTTGGTATTCCTGCAGCATTTTGTCGGTAATGGTGAGATTCAGATTTTTAGGATTCTTCATTTTGTTTCGTCTTTCTCTTGATGCCGAAGCCGCCGGCGCGGGCTGGGGCACGCTGCCCCGCCTACCGCGTCCGGCCGGAGCCGGGCGCGGGGTGGCGGGTCAGGGTTCAGCAGTTGCGGAAGATATGGTTGCGGCCCTCGGCGTCGTCGCTCTCGAAGTAGTCGAAGCGCAAGTTGCATTTCCAGGAAGCCTCCCAGTCAATAACGATCCAGGCCGGCAGGTCTTTGGGAATCTCGCCGCATTCCTCGGCGATGTGCTGGGCGAAGTCGGCGCCGCTGTCCCATTGGCCCTGCCAGGCGTCGCGGAAGTCCTCAATGGTGGCGCCGTCGCCAATGTTGTCCACGTAGGCGCCGAACGCCAGCCGCTCGTCGTCGTTGAGGTCGAGCCATTCCCACAGAATCGCCTCGGGCGCGCTGCTCTCCGAATACCACGCGCGCGGGAAGCCCTCGAAGTCTTGGAACATCAGCTCAGGGTCGGCCTCGTCCTTGTGAAGCTCGCGGCAGGCGGCGAGGAAATCCTCGCGGTCGGCGTAGTCGCTGAGGGTGAGCCAGGCGCCGCCGATGCTGCCGGAGTTATATTTAGCATAAGTGCCGACATACAGGCGCGGCTCGGTGCTGCTGGTGGTGGTGGTCGTGGTGCTCATGGTCTGCCTTTCTCTATTGCTCCCGGTGCCGCCGGGTCGGTGTCGGATGGTTCCGACGGGAAGAGCGTCGCACGCTCCGCCGTCTGTGTCAACAAACAATTTGCGGGGCGAGCGGTTTGGCCAATGTTTGCAGGGCTTGCATGCGTGCGAATTATTTTGCGCCCGTGGTGGTTTTCTTGGTCGGGGTGGGGACGTAAGCGGGTGGCGTTTCGTTTAGCCGAACGGGCGCGAACGGCGCGAGGTTGCCGGCCAGCACGTCGGCGAGCCGCTCGCCCGATTTCAACCGGGCCACCATTTCCGGCGACAGCCTGGGCCGTTGCAGTTCGGCCTCAAGCTGCGGCAGCGCAAGCGCGATGCAGTCGGCGACGATCTCGGCCATGCTCCGCCGGTCCACCATCGCCACGAGTTTGAGGCGCTCGTGCAGTTCGGGCTCAATGCTACAACTGGTTTGTATTTTAGGCATGGACACAGCATGGGCCGCAATTTAGGAATTGTCAATTTTGCCCATTGACTGTTTGAACTGTTTGAATTACACACTCACACCAATGAGACAAACGATTGCTACCACATTGGAGGCACGCGACATTCGGCGCGTGGCGAAGGTGGCGAAGCTGGATGCCACCACCGAGGCGGCCATTTTGCGGAAACTCATTCTCCGCGGGCTGCCTCATTTGGAGAAGGAAGTCCTCGGCGCCGGTTATCAGCCGGCCACAAAGAAGGAAGAGGTGGCGGCGTGAATTATTCGCAAGCGATCGCCCTTTTGCGCGTTCACCCCGACGCGCAGCGTTGTCTCGGCCCGGACAGCGGCGGGCGCTCAAACGGTTTCCAGCACCTCGCCGGTTTTGCCGATGGCGCTCTCAAGGCGTGGTATCACTGGGGCAGCCGGTCGTTTTCTTCGTGGGATGAGCTGGAAGGCTGGCTGTTGCGGAATGAGCCGCCGGCATCGTGGAGGGATCAATGATGCGCGCTCCCCACGAACACCCCGCCGACCCGCTGCTGGTCGCGCGCATTTTCGCGGCGGCCCTCGGTCGCCCAGTCCATTTTCCGGTGCCGGCAACTATCGTTTCATCCAATGCGGCTGGCGTATCGGTCGCCGGCTCCAAGGAGGAGAACTCAAAGCCCACCCCCGCCGCCCGGAAATTTTTGCAGGAGGTTGCCCATGATGCCTGAGCCCATGAATTCGATGCTCCTCGTGTTGGCCGGCGCGCTCCTGGGCGCGACTGGCGCGAACTGCTGGGCCTGTTGGGCTCCTCGGTGGCGCTGGCGCCGCACCTGGCGCGGGCTGGCGAGCCGGCAGGGCCGGGCTTTTACCGAGCAGGAGCCCAGCGCGGGCCACACCGCGCGCTTTTTGGCGCACTCTGCGGAACTCAGGACGCAGGCGCGGGCGCGTGAGCTGGCGCGGTTGGCCAAGGTGAACCCGTGAAACTTTGTCGCATTCCAGAGCCCGCCATCAAGCTCGGCCGCCTGGCGGAGCTGTGGGGCTGTTCGGCCCGTTGGCTGCGGGCGCAGGTCGCGGCTGGGAATTTGCGCGCGGTCAAATTTGGCCGTGATTGGTGCGTGCCTGTCGAGGCCGCGAACGCCTTTTTTGAGTCTCGGAGGGTGAGCCGATGAGTGAGGAACTGACAACGCAGCGGCAGCCGGCGCTTTTCAACCTCGCGGAATGCGAAAGGCATCTCGTGGAGCTGGCTGGCCGGGATCAGGAGCGATTCAGCGGCAGCACCACCGAGCGCGACGGCGAACTGGTGTCCGCGGTGCTGGATGCGGTGAACGCCGGCGTGCGGTATGACCAGATTGCCCGGCTGGCGCAGGTGAGCAAGCACACCATTCAAGGCATCGTCGAGCGGGCCGAGCGCAGCGGCAGAATAGCACCCTACAAAGAAAGGATGAGCCGACAGCTCGGGCGAATCACCGAAGCCCTGGCTGGCCAGATGCTTGATGACGTCGAGGCTGGCAAGATCGCACCGCGCGACAAAGGGTTGATGACCGCGGTCTTGGTGGACAAAAAACTTTTGCTGGATGGCGAGGCCACGAGCCGCGTTGAGCACGTCGAGCGGGTGCGGCCCGAGGATGTCCTGGCTGGGATCAAGCGGATCTCGGCGGTTGAGATCGAGGCCGAAACGAAGGGGAACTGATTATGCATCAGACCGGAACTCGCGGAAACACCAACAAAAATGCCACTCGGCCCGGTGTGGTGCGGACTTTGGTGCGACTGGGGCGCCGCGACCTCGGGCTCGGCCAGGCTGGGCTGGCGGTCGTTCGGGCGCTGGTGATCGGCGGCGGCGAGGTGCTGGGCGCGGGCCGCGGTCGGGCGGAGGCGGCCGGCGAGGGGGAGGGGGGGGGGTCGCGTTTCAGCCGGGGGGGCGATGCGGCGATGGGTTTGGGTCGGCAGAATTTGGCCTAAAGGCACTTTATGGGTTCACATCAGACTTTGGGGGGTGGTGGCAGGGGGTCGGACCCCGCAAGCGCGGCTTCCGCCCAGCCGGGCAGCGCCGCCACCGCCCTCTTCCCTTTCTGCGAGCACGACCTTCCGGCGCGCTTGGGTGTGCCCCTTGAAAAAATCGCGGCCGAACGCCGCGGCCTGGTGCAGGGCGTGGACTGGTATCGCATCAACCGCTCGTTCCGCTGGAGCGAGGCTGGCGTGGAAAAGCTCGCGGCCGCGCTGGGCAGCCCCGCCATTGCGTCGGACGTAAAAACCGCGCCCGGCGCACCGCTGCCCGAAAAAACCGCGCCCACGGGCGAGCCAGCCCCCGCCAAGCTCAAGGTGGTGAACGTGAACATTCCCAACAAGCGGCTCATTGTGTGCCGCGATGCCGCGGGGCAGAGCGTCACCGTGTTCATCAACCCGGCGTGGCGGGCCAAATTCCGGCACGGCATGGAGATTGAGGCCACGCGCGGCACGGGCGGACGGTGGCACACGCGCTGCCCAAGGTTTGTGGGGAAATTCTAAGCCAAGCCATGAAAGCCAAATACTACCAGGAACTCCTCAAGCGCGGCAAAACGTGCTACTGCGGCGAAAAGGCCGTGCGCTACTCGTGCGGCGTGTGGTCGTGCGCCGGGTGCCTTCAAAAAGACCGCGCCATCTACGGCACCAGCCGCATCCGCGGAAGCTGCGGGTTTGAGCAGGTGATTGAACCCTACCGCGTCGCGCTATGAAGCATCAAAGCCAACTGGCTCCAGCGGCAAACAAGTTCCACCAAGGCAACGGCCAAGATGGAAAGCATTACTGGCTGACGCCTCCTGAACTCTACACGCAACTTAACGCCGAGTTTGGGCCATTTGATTTTGATCCATGCCCCTATCCTGTCCCGGATGGATTTGATGGCCTTACGTGTGAATGGGGACAGCGCAATTATGTGAACCCACCGTTTGGATCAATCATGCACAACGGGCGGAAGAAAGGCCCGACGGCGTGGATGCGGAAGGCTATTGAGGAACAAGCCAAGGGCAAGTTGTCGGTGGTGGTTTATCCCGTGGACAAGTGGGTTTTGATGATGCTGAAGGCGGCCGGGGCACCAAATATCCGCAACCTTGGCGATGTGAGATGGCTTGCCATTGAAGACGGATCCCAAGGGAAAGGCACCGGTCGTCACATAGCAGCATTTGTGCTTTACCCGACCCCCTTTCCCCCGCCGGGCCTGGACACCACCATGCCGTATCCATCCCGTAGTATTGATGGGCCGGCGTCCAGGCAGCGGCCTGTCGCCGCACCGGCGGGAGAAACTTTCTACTCACACTAAACACAGCTATGACCAAAACAGTTTGCATATACCACCGCGCCGACTTTGACGGCATCTTCTGCCGTGAGATCGCGCGCAAGTTCCTACCTCCCGACACCGAGTTTATTGGTTGGGATTACGGCGACCCGACGCCCAATGTGCCGCCGGATTGCGCACTTTACATTCTGGACCTGAGTGTGGACGCACTCATGGACCACGGCGGGCTGGTGTGGATTGACCACCACAAAAGCGCCATTGAGAAATACAGCCACGACATCAAAGGCTACCGCATTGACGGCGTGGCGGCGTGCCGACTGGCGTGGTTCTACTTCACCGCCCTTGAGCGATACAAAGCTCAGACCGAAACCGCTGACTTCACTTGGTTCCAAGGCCATTACCCGTGGGCCACCAAGCAGGACTTTGTTGATCGCAAAGTGTCAGAACCCTACGCCGTCCAACTCGCCGGTGAATATGACATCTGGGACAAGCGCGACCCCAATGCCGAGGTATTTCAGCATGGCTTGCGCAGCCGAGAGTTGACTGCTGAAGACTGGTCCGACCTGCTGCGCACTGACTCTGCTGGAGCGCAAGTCTTTATTGTGGAGTTGCTAGATGCTGGCAGTGCAATCCAATACGCCAAGACGCAGGAAAACGCGGACATTATCCGCGCCTATGGGTTCACGGTCCACTTTGAGGGATTGACTTTCCTGGCGTGCAACCACGCGCGGTTTAACTCGCTCCTGTTCACCGCCGGCCTAAAGCCGGAACACGACGCTTTGCTAGGCTTCAATTACACCGGCAGCGATTGGCGGGTTTCACTCTATCACGCCCCGGGCAAGGAGCATCACGACCTTTCCAAGATCGCCGTCAAATACGGTGGCGGTGGTCATCGCGGGGCGTGTGGGTTCCGCCTTGCAAGATTGCCGTTTCTCCTCACACAACCTTAATCGCTACCCCCCATGCCCTCCTTCAACAAAGCCATCCTCGCCGGCAACCTCACGCGCGATCCCGAGCTGAAATACACGCCCAAAGGCACCGCCGTTTGCCAGTTCGGGCTGGCCATCAACCGGCATTGGACGACCGAAAGCGGCGAGCGCCGCGAGGAGGTCACGTTCCTCGACTGCAAGGCGTTTGGTCGGCAGGCCGAGGTATTGGGCCAGCATCTGCGCAAGGGCGCGGCCGTGCTGGTGGAAGGCCGCATCGCCCAGGAAGAATGGGACGACAAGGCCACGGGCCAAAAGCGGCGCGCCACGCGCATCGTGGTGGAAGCCTTTCAATTTCTCGGCAGCCGGCCCGCGGGCGAACGCCCGGTCACGGACGCTGCCCCCACCCCTACCCATGAAAACCCCGCCCCCGCCGCCGACCCCGGCGACAACGTGCCCTTCTGAGCCATGGATTCGCATTCGACTCAAAGGGCTGACGCAGCTCGTCAACGCCCCGGCCCCGCGCCGGTGGCGTTGGACCACGGAGCGGCACGGCAGGGCGCGGCGGATCGTGCTGGTGAGCCCGCGCGGGCAGCGGTGGGCGTTCCGGCTCAACCGCGGCGCGTGGCTCCAGCGGCTCGCCGCCGACGCGGCATCCCCGGCGCGAGCTGGTTCCGGGAGCAAGTAATGGCAGCAGCAGCAGGAAAGGCAAACCCATGGAATGGCTGAACATCCACACCAGCACGATTGACTCTCCCGAGGTCGGCGCGGCCGAACCGCAGGACATCGGCACCTGGCTCAAGCTGCTGCGTTACTGCGCCGGACAGGAGAACGGCGGGCGCATCCGCGGGGCCAAGGAATGGCCCGAACGGCTCTGGCTCTTCGGGGTCAAAGTGACCGCTGCCGACGTGCAGCGCGAGTGCGATCTCTGGACGTGGCAAGGGGCTGATTTGCTCGTGGAATTCTACCCCAAGCAAAAAGAGTCGGAAGTGCGCGCCAAAAGGAAGGGCGGAACCAAGGGCGCCCACTCGCGCTGGAGCGAGAAGAAACCCGCGTCAACATTGGCTCCCGATGGCTCACCCATGCCGGAAGCCATGCCCTCAGCCAAGCCGCAAGCCAATGGCTCACCCATCCATATGTCAGATGCGGAAGGGGAAGGGAAGGGGAAGGGAAAGGAATATACACACACACCGGGCGCGCGAGGACTCACCCCCGACTTGGCCGAGGTCGAAGCCTTCGCCCAGGCGTCCGGCGTGGACGTGCCGTTTGCCCGGGACTGGTTTGAGCGCAAGGTCAACAGCTTGACCCACGGCTTTGCCACGCTCGTGGACTGGCGGGCTGACCTCTTGCCTTACTGGCGACGCAATGGGGCTGGGCAAAAAAGTCCGGCGCTGCGCGAGCCGGGCGCGGTCGTGAACGGGTCGGGCCATGGCGGCCGGGCGAAGTCGCTGGGCGCCGAGATCATGGACCTCAAGCGGCGCTGGGAGGCGTTGACCGCCGAGGCGGCCGAGCATCCCGCGAACGAAAACTCCGCGGCGTCGGGCGAGATGGCGCTAACCGATGACGTGCTGCGGGACTGGCAGCGGGTGCAGGCCGAGCTGGCGTCCGTGGAGGCGCGGCTGCGGAGCATCCCCAAGGACGCGCCCGAGGGCTGGATGCGCGACCTGCGCCGGCAGGCGTTTGAGCGGGCGGCCATGGCGCATCCGGGCAACCCGTCCAGCGCCGCGTATGACGAGCAATTTGTGACCGAAAACGACCGGCAAAGCTACCTGGCCCTGCGCCGGGAGTGCGCGTGCGCGGCGGTCTGATCAACCAATCCAGGCTGCGAAACAGGCAAATATGCACACAGCAACAAAGACGGTGGGTTCCGAAGTCGCCGATGCAGGCGAGCGCCTAACGGTTCGAGTCCGGCGCAGCCCTAATGACCCAAGCTCGCTCGATGAATTGTTCCGCATTACTTGCGGCCAGTGCCAAGTGACGAATCAGGTCACGGACTGGACGCAGGATGCTTTTGGCCGTTTGCCAGCCGGCGAGTTCCAATGCCCCGCGTGCAATCATGCGTTCCGGCGGCAGCCCAAAGCAGCGCGTCAGCCGTGGGAAAAGTTTGTTGAGCTGCACCCGATCCAACCCCGCCTATGAGCCACACCGTTTCCACTGACTTCACGGACCAACTGCCGCCGCACTCGGTCGAGGCCGAGCAGGCGGTGCTGGGCGCCATCCTGCAAAAGCCGGCGGATGCGTTGCCCGAGGTGCTGACCGAGCTGCATTCCAAGTCGCAGGCCAAGCTGGCGTTCTACGATCTCCGCCATGCCACGATCTTTGGCGTGCTGGTGGACATGTATGAGGCGCAGCAGCACATGGATCTGGTCACGGTCCACCAGCGGTTGAAGGATCTTGGCCTGCTCGAATCCATCGGCGGCGTGAGCTACCTGACGAGCCTGATGGATGGCGTGCCAGGCGCGGCCTTTGCCGGCGAGTATGCCCGCACCGTCGCCGCCAAGTGGAAGCTGCGCAAGATGCAGGCCAGCCTCGTCGAAAGCCTTGCCCGGCTGCGCAAGCTGGAGCCGCAGGACACGGCCGAGAGCTTGCTGGAGGAGATCAGCGCCAACGTGTTGGACGTGGTGCAGGACGCCGCCACTGACCGAGGTGAGACCTGTTTGATGGGCGATTACTTTGCGGCCATCCAGGCGCGGATGGAGACGTTTGCGCAGGGGCGCAAGGTGATGCAGGGCTTGAGCACCGGCTTTAACTACCTCGACAACATGCTGTGCGGCCTCAAGGGCGGCGAATATATCGTCATCGCGGCGCGGCCGGGTCAGGGCAAGACGAGCATCGTGCTGCAAATGGCCGAGCACGTATCGCTCAAGCATGAGTTGCCGGTGGGCATCTTCAGCATGGAGATGACCGGCGAGGCGTTGGCCGAGCGCGTGTGGTTCAGTTTCAGCGGCGCAAACTTCCAGCACTACCGGAACGGCTTCATGGAACATCGGGACATTCCCCGGCTGCTGGCGGCCGCGTTGAAGCTGCGCAAGACGCCCATTTACATCAACGACCAGTGCGCCATGAACATCCAGCGGCTGTCGCTGGAAGCCCGCAAGATGGTGCGCCAGCACGGGGTCAAGGCTATCTTTGTGGACTACCTGCAGCTCATGCCGGCCACGCCCGGGCGCGAGAACGACATGCGCGCGCGCGAGCTGGCGGACATCAGCATGGGGCTCAAGCGGCTGGCCAAGGAGCTGAACCTGCCCGTGGTGGTGCTGGCGCAGATGAACCGGAACATCGAGCAGGAGGACAACAAGAACCGCAAGCCGGTGTTGAGCGACTTGAAGGACTGCGGCCAGATCGAGCAGGATGCGGACGTGGTGGGCTTCCTGTATCACGCGGACCTGCGCAAGCCGCAGGCGCAGTGGGAAGACCAGGGGCGCCGGCCGGAGCAGTTCCGGTTTCTGGACCAGTTCGAGCTGCCCGAGCAGGAAGCCGAAGCCATGCGCAAGGCGAAGCTGCTGCCGGAGTGGACGCCGCTGAACTGGCGCAAGCACCTGCGCCGGATCAACCTGCTCATCGCCAAGCAGCGCAACGGCCCCACGGGCGATTGCGCGCTGGTCTATGAGAGCGCCCGGATGCGCTTCCACGATGCCTACAACCCCGAGGCCGAGGACGGCGCCGCTCCGCCGCCCGCGCCGGTCAACCGCGACGTGGAAATGCCCACGGCGGAGGAATTGGGGTGGGGGAAGTAAAGACCAACTTTATGCAGCCTAAAACCATTATTCACTTGTTATCAGGCGGTCTTGACTCTGTGACGATGCTCTACGACCTCAAGCAACAAGGGCATAGCGTCCACTGCCTGTTGTTCGACTACAAGCAACGCCACGTCCAAGAACTGACGTTTGCAAAAGGACACTGCCACCGTCTCGGCGTGCTCTACACAACGATGGAACTACCGCTGCTCGGCGGCCTGAATGACGAAAGCTGGATCGTGCCTAATCGCAACTGCATCTTGCTTGCTCTGGCCGTGAACCTCGCAGTGCAAGCCAAAGCGGACACGGTGACTATCGGCTGCAACAAGGACGACGAAGCCGCCTTCCCTGACTGCCGCATGACGTTCCTGCAACTGTTCAACACGTTGCTGAAGACGGCGGAAGTGAACGTGGAGGTGTGCGCCCCGTATGTTGATTGGCCGAAGTGGAAAATTGCAGACCTATCTAAACAACTCGGAGTCCCAGTTCACGAAATCTGGACTTGCTACCGAGGCGGGGCGAAGCCCTGTGGTCAGTGTCCTGCCTGCAAGAAACTCGAAGCTGCCTTGCAATGATGATGATGGCTGGACAAAGCAACCCGACGTGGCACTACGCCGCTGGCAAATGGCCCGGCAAGGCGGGGCTGCTGCTCGGACCTTCCTACTTCAAGAAACAGGCGCTACGCCCGTGGCTGCCGTATGCCCTCGACAACGACGCCTTCACCGCCTGGCAGCAAAAGAAGGCATGGAGCGAACCGGCGTGGCGCGAAATGCTGCAATGGGCACGGATGACCGGCTACAAGCCGCTGTGGGCGATCGTGCCCGATGTGGTGGCGAACAGGCAGGCGACTTTGGATAACTGGAAACGCTACGCGCCTGCCGTGGACGAAATCGGATGGCCGAAAGCGTTTGCGGTCCAGGACGGCATGACGCCAGACGATGTGCCAGAATCAGCAGCAATCGTGTTTGTGGGCGGCAGTGACTCCTTTAAGTGGCGCACCGTTAAGACTTTGGCCAGCAAATTTAAGCGCGTCCACGTCGGGCGCGTCAACAACATCGAAAAGGTGTGGTTATGCCAAGACCTTGGGGTTGAATCGGTGGACGGCACGGGATGGTTTAAAGACCCGTCGCGCGAAGACAAATTGCCATCGCTTTTGCGATGGTTCCAAGGAGAGAGACTTGTTGCGCCTGAGTTCCTTGAATTAACATGACCCTCCCCGCGCTCAAATGGACGCCGCACCCGCTGTTTCCCGTGCCCACGGCGGCGGAGCTGGCGGCCACGCTGGCGGAGCCGGATGGCGCGGAACGCATCGCGCACGCCTATGCGCGGCGCGAGAACGCCATCCTCGACGCCAAGGCCGATCCGTTCCGCCACGAGCCCGACCCGCCGCACTGGGCGGATGCCGACCGCCTGCTGGCCGAGTCGGACGAGCACGGGCGCGTGCTGTTCCTCATGCTCCTGGGCGGCAACCGCTCGGGCAAATCGCGCTACGCGGGACGGCGGCTGATTGAGTCCGCCGTTCACAATCCGGGCTGCAAGCTGCTGTGCATCGCGGAGAACTTCGAGAGCAGCATCGAGACGCAACAGCAAATCCTCTGGCACTATTTGCCCAACGAGTTCAAGGCGCTCAACGGCAAGCAGAGCAAGAAGTTCTACATCAAGTATTCGAGTCACCACGGGTTCAGTGACCAGCTCCTTGCGTTGCCCAACGGCAGCAAGTTCATGTTCAAGACCTACCAGCAGGACCCGGGCGACCTGGAAGGCCAGATGTTCGGCGTGCCGGGCAAGACCGTCGTGGCCGTGTGGCCGGACGAGAACCTGCGCGTGAACTGGTGGCTCATGCTCCAGCGCCGCTTGCGCTTCCAGCAGGCCCAGCTCATCTGGAGCTTCACGCCCATCAACGGCATGACCGCCACGATCAAGGAAGCCGTGGGTGATGCGCCCGTCACGCGCGAGAGCCGCCGTGCCGAGCTGTTGCCCGACCGCGTGAACGTCCCCGGCCTGCCCGTGGGCCACATGCCCTACATCCAAATCCCCGCCACCACGCGCGGGCGCGTGATCTACTTCTGGTCCGAGTTCAACCGCTTCGGCGATGGGCAGCGCACCTTCTACGATGCCGTGAAGGACGACTGCCGGGGCAAGAACGGCAAGCCGCGCTCGCCGGAATACATTCAACGCATCGCTTACGGCTACACCCGCGACACCGTGGGCCGGCCGTTCCCCAAGTTTGGCGAGTGGAACGTGGTCGCGCCCGAGCACCTGCCCAAGACCGGCACGGATTATCAGTTCGTGGACCCGGCCGGCGCGCGGAACTTTGCCAGCCTGTGGGTGCGCGTGACGCCGGACGACCGCTACTACGTCATGGCCGATTGGCCGGACGCGGCGAACTACGGCGAGTGGGCCATCCCCAACCTCGACGGCTCCGGCGATGCCGTGGGCAAGCTCTACAAGGCCGGCCCGGCGCAGAACTCGCTGGGCCTCGGCACGGCGCAGCTCAAGCGCGTGTGGCGCGCGGTGGAGCACGAGCTGGGGCTGGAGGTCGTGGCGCGGTTCATTGACCCGCGGGCGGGGCGCAACCCGCACGCGCAGGAGCACGGCGGGACGTGTCTGGTGGACCAGTTTGCCACGCCCGAGGACGGCGAGGACGGCGAGGCGATGGAGTTCCTGACCGCGAGCGGCACGGACCAGGAGACGCGCATCGCGCAGGTGAACCGCCTGCTGCACTGGCAGGACGACCAGCCGCTCGACATGGTGAGCAACTGCCCGCGGCTCTACGTGAGCGCGGCCGCGCAGCAGGTGATCGGGACGTTCAACCACTGGCCCGGTCCCGTGGGCGGCGAGAAGCACGCCTGGAAGGACTTCGCGGACTTGCTGGGCTATCTGGTCATGGCGGACTTGCAGTATTTGGACCCGAAGCGGGAGTTGAGTTATGTGTGAGGTAAAGCAACCATCCCTTGACAAATCCCCGCCGGCGTGAATGGTAGCGGGCGTGTCCGGTGTCCGAACCGCCGGGCGCGCTTTGGCTGGGCTGCTTTCTTGACAGCCCAATGACAACTCAAACTTCCGAGCAGAACGAAGACGTGCTGCTCCAGACCACGCGCGAGCCGGACATCGACCTGCTCGTGAGCGAATTCGAGCAGGCCGGCGGCTACCTCGGCCGCCAGTGGCGTTCGGACACCGCCGACAAGGCCCGGTTCACCCGCTGGTCCGGCCAGCATCCGTCCGGCCGCAAGAAGCGCGACCTGCTCGGCGATGCCTGCCTGCCGTGGGACGGCGCGGCCGACACCCGCCAGCCGCTCGTGGACGGCATCATCCGCGATCTCTCCGCGGTGCTCACCACCGCGGGCGCCCGGGCGCAGGTCAAGGCCGTGCCCGCCAGCGCGGCGAACGAGGCCAAGGCGCAGCAGGTGGCCAAGCTCGTGAACCATTTCCGCCAGCAGCGCCGGCGCGAGCTTGGGCGCGAGCGCGAGCTGTTCGCCAACTACCTCCTCAGCTACGGCGTCGCCGTGTGGCAGGTCGGGTGGGAACGGCGCGTGAGCTACCAGCGCAGCACGATCTCGCTCCAGCAGATTGCCGATGAGTTCCCCGAAGGCCCGGCCTTGGTCTCGCTGGTGCTGGACCCGACGCAGGAGGACGCGGCCACGGACGCGGCCATGGCGTTGCTAAAGACTTTGAGCCGGGCGCAGGCGCGCCGCATCGTGCGGTCGCTGCGCACGTCGGCCAAGGCCGAGGTGCCCACGCCCTACGTCACCTATCACGGCCCGGAGTGGACCGCCCGCAAGGTCAACGAGGACGTGTTCTTTCCCCCGGCCACCACGGACCTGCAACGCGCCCGGTGCATCTTTGTCCGCGACTTTCTCACCGAGACCGAGATCCGCGAGAACGTGCTGACCGATGGTTGGGACGAGGACTGGGCGGAAGCCGCGATCAAAACCCGGGGCAAGGTCGTGACGTGGGACGACACGTTGACGAACCTGATCCACGAAGGCGACGCCTACGTGAACGCGGCGCGGGCCGACACCAAGGACCAGCTTGTGGAAGTCATCTGGGCGTATGTCCGCACCGTGGACACCGACGACGTGCCCGAGGTGTGCTGCACGATCTTCTGCCCCAACGCGACCAAGGACAACGACGGCAAAGCGATCTACGCCAAGCACGGCCCCTGCGGCTATGAGCATGGCAAATACCCGTTCGTCGAAGGTCAGCAGGAGCGCGTGAGCCGGCGGCTCATCGACTCGCGCGGCGTGCCCGAGGTCTCGGCGACGTGGCAGGACGAGATCAAGACCCAGTGCGACATGCTCGAAGACCGGGCCACGCTGGAGGTCAACCCCACCCTGCTCGTGCCGCCGGCCAAGTTCGGCCAGAAGTATCGCATCGGCCCGGGGATCAAGGTGGAGAAGCAAATCAGCGGCAACCGCGGGCTGGAATACCTGGAGCCGCCGGGGGGCAACCCGCAGCTTGCGTTCAAGGTCATCGCCATGGTGCTGCGGCGCTCGGCCGAGTATTGGGGCCTGCCGCATCCCGAAGTCCTGCCCGCCAAGTGGCAGGCGCGGTTGCAGCAGGCGGTCGAGAACTTCCTCGCGGCCGAGGAAGAGGTTTGCACGCAGACCTTGCAGCTGGCCCAGCAGTATCTGACGGACGAGGAGCTGGCGCGCATTGGCGGCGGCTTGCCGGGCTTTCCCACGACCGCGGCGGACATCGCGGGCGAGTATGATTTCCAGCTCGTGTTCGACGCGCGGGACTTGGACATGGAATACACGTTCAAGAAGCTCGACGCCATCAGCAAGCTGGTGGTGCCGTTGGATCGGGGCGGCACGATTGACTACGCCAAGCTCGTGGCGCTCGGCCTCGCCGGCGTGGACGCCAGCCTGGCGCAAAGCGTGTTGCAGGACCAAGCCGGCGCGGCCGGCAAGGTGTTCGAGCAGGTCAACCGCGACGTGGCGTTCATGGCCCTCGGCAACGAGCCGCAATACCCGGAGAACGACCCGACCGCGGCGATGAAGCGGCAGTTCTTGCAGGTCATCGTGCAGAACAACCCGAAGTATCAGCAGGCGTTGGCCGGCGATGAGCGGTTCCGCGAGCTCATGGAGAATTACAACAAGAGCCTGGAGCAGTCCGAGATGCAGCTCGGGCAGAACCGGATCACGGGGCGGACGGGCGTGAAGCCGGTGGGGGCGTGAGGGGAGCAGGTGGGAAAGTGGGATGGGGAGAAAGTGAGACAGTGAGAAAGGCAAAACTATGCAAATACTCAAAGGTGGAACAGGAAAGGCGTGGTGGCACGGCCAAAGTGTTACGTGTGGCGACTGTGGACTCCAAGCCAAGCTGGACACAGACGATGCCAAATCGCTGGAGTGTCACGCATTCAGCCGAGACCGGATAGTGCTGATGTGCCCTTCCTGCAAAGCGGGTGAGCTGGTTTTGACGCGCGAGGATGTGGGAAAGTGAGAAAGCGGAAGCCAATTTCAGTGCGGTCGCGGGATGAGGCGCAGGTGGTGTTTGTGAGCCAAGTGCCAAAATCCAAGGCCAAGCGAAAGGCAAAGGCATGAGTGACTTGAGCGAGGAGCAGCGGAAGATCGAGCGCGAGGATTTGGTGCGGGCGGTGCAGGCGTTGCCGCCGGACAGCCTCGTGCTGCGCGCCGTGGAAGCCATCACGGCGGATCTCGTGGAAGAGGTCACGCAGGACATCGAGGACCCCGAGGTGGTGGGCGAGGTCGAGACCAAGCTCGCCGGCCGGCTCGGCGGCGTGCGCGCCGTGGCGCATCGGCTCGCCCAGTGGCGCAACACCAAGCTGGAGGAGGCCAAGCCGTGAGGCTGAACGATGCCCGCGATGTCGTGCTGGATGACGCCGCGCAAGCCGGGGCATCCCCGGCAGATTTGCGGGAACTGGCCAATGCGTTTCGTGCCGCCACGGCGGAGCGGGCCAGCCATCCCGATTACGTCAAGTGCCCGCGGTGCTGGGACTGGCATACCGTGCGAACCAACTTTGGCCACCTGCCCGAAGAGGAAGCGGCCGACCCCAAGCTGGCGCGCGAGAAGCTGTGTGATGCCTGCCAGCATTACCTG